GCCAACCCTCTAAGGGTATCTTTGTCTTCATTCCATACCTGACATACGAGCCCTAACCAGGAATCATCACAAGAGGATGAAAGTCCTGTAATCCCGTCAACATCCATGTTTCCACTTGCGGAATCACCTGCTGCCAAACTTGCGACATCAGTTGCAGATGAAAATTCCTGCTTTTGCCATGGGTTGCGATGCTCGAACATCTTAAATAGTGGATCTGTTGGAGTTCTTTGTTCACGATTGGCCACTACCGTAGTAAAGGGTGCTACATCCGTCCAGAGTTCTTTTATAACCTGTGGACTGATATAGAAATCCCGCCGATCTGTGAATAATACTCCTGAGCCACTAAGGTTCTTTGCTACTGCAGCCATTATTATTTCCTTACTGTGCTATGAGAAAGTAGCGAAGCATTGAACATGTCTTCATCTGAAACAGGCGGTGTTTGCACTCCAGGTTGAGCTACTGCTGTAGTCGGAACCTTGACTGCCTGTGCCTGTTGTGTGAAGTCTTGTACTCTTTGCTGACTTGCTACCCTCTCGGGTGAAGGAGCGTTCTGTATTTCAAATAGCTTTGCGAGAACATCAAGAGTTACGTTTGAGGGATCTTGCGCCCATCTGATAAACTCAGTAGTTTTGCTGTCATTCCAGCCATACGCATTCTTTGCTTGTACGTAAGCCTGTCCGATCATAGCATCGTTTTGCTGCTCGGCCATTTTCCTATCTTGGACAATCTGCCTTGCATGCTCCAGGCGTTTTAAATACTCATAACGCTGGTCTTGATACTTCTCTTTTGACATTCTGAAATTGAAAGAATCGCTCTCAGGATCATTATACGCATCGACCTCATTATAGGATACGGGTTTTTCTGGTGGCAGGGGCTCCTTCAACAGATCATCCTGTGGCCTAGGTTGTGTTCTGTTGGAGACTGGTGCATTATTTTGCATAGCGTCTACTGCTCTCTTATAAAGATTCAGTTCCTTAGCCATGGCTTGTGCATCATTCTTGGCTTTGTCTGCCTGTGATTGCCAGTATGCCATCCTATTAGGGTCGTCTTTTGCAGATTCCTCTTGCTGTCCAGCAACCTCACTGCCCTGCTCGGTTTGGACTTCTTCTGCTATTTCTAGCGGTGCCTGGGTAATTGAAGGCTCGGGCTGTACGGTATCTGCACTAGGATTATCATACTGAAATGATCCATCCAATACTTCCTGAGCTCCAGCATTACTTGTTTCTTGTTCCATTATTCCTCCAATGGTATTATTCCGTTGTTTGTATCTTCAGCAACAACATTCTTAACCTTTTTCAACTCATCATCCATTCTGGACGAGTGTAGCTTAGTTGCCAACTCTGCCCTGGTTGACGATGCGTGAAGGTCTGTCTTGAACTTCTCCACTTCGACACGTTGCCTAGCGTGAACTAATTCACGATTAGCTGTCTGCAGGTCGCCCCGCAAATCTTTAATCTGACCTTGCTGGGATTGAACCTGTCGTTGTAGTTGAGCTAGTTTAGAGTTTCTATTAACTACATCTTCCACATTCGCAACATCAGTTTGTTTTAGAACTTCAAATTGGTCAATAATACCATTTTTGTAAAGTTCCATGTAATATTCAAATCTTGCATATCTATTAGATGGCAAAGTTGAGCCAGATACTACAACCACATCATACTTACCAACTGTTATGTCATTTAGTTTCCCAAGAAACTCCCCATTTACTTCATCGTAAATAGGTTCATTGATAGTTATTTCTTTTGGTGCGTGATTGGGTTGTAGCAATCTCAGCACTTTCATAGTCGTATAGGTAGCCTGTAGATACTGTATTACTATCTTTGCCGTTTGATTGATTGCTTCTTCTATGTCATCTCGTTTCGATTTTATTCTTCTTTGACCATATTCGTCAATTGCAAGTGTTCCCTTATATGTTTGCGGCATATTGGAGGGATCTCCTTGCATTAAGGCATAAATACCTAAAATTCTTTCTATATCAGCTTTTGCGTCTGACTCATTCTTGTATAGTTCGTTTGGAAGTGGTACTGGGCCAGCTACAATCGGTTGTCCCAGCTCTGGATCAAACTCTATAACAGCCGTACCCGCTCTTCCCCATTCCTCTTCCAGTTGCCTTTTGTTCATTGATCCCCTGGGAATAAGCAATTTTACATTGGTTGAGGAAGATGCATGAGCAACAATAAGCGATCTGATCTTATTTATGTACTCTTGAAGTCCTTTAACCATTGTAACATCGCTAATTGGGTAAGGATTGCGATTATGATTGTTCATCATGGTTATAATCGGATAATCCTCAAGTGGGAGAACATTGATAAACATCAACTCTCCACCAATGGAAACAACCTGTTTCACCCTATCCAGCTCAAACTGGCTAGATAGTATGTCTCCTGTCTCGATAAGATCAGCGAAAGTATACTTCTGAAGGACAGTAGTACTATCTACCATCACAGTTTCATCAATTCCTTCCTCACCCTGCATCATATGGAGTTCCTGGGTGATAGGATTCTGGACTAAATGAAAGGTATCTCCAAATTCCTCATGGATCTTCTTGTACTTCTTGACCTCGGTAGGATCTGTAATAACCCGTTGCTCATTCTTATTGTAAATCTTAAAGGCTTCCTGCGCGATATACTGGTCATATTCCTCCTGACTCAATATTTTCTCATCATTAAGTTGAGGATCAAAGGTTCTGTAATGCATAACCTTGATTCTAGTATAACGCTCAATGATCTCTAAAAGCCTTTCATTCTTATTTCCTACCCTATGAGATTCTATATCTTCTTGAGTAACTATCTGGTCATGTAATCCATGCCTAACCGACTCAACACTGGGAGCAATTGAAGTTTCTTTCGCATTTTTAATTGCTTCTTCCATGTCGGGATACATCTCAATAAGCTGCATCTGGGTATACTTTTTAGAGAAAATTATGTTTGAGGCATCTTTGGAGAAGGGATCTGTCGTAGAAGGACATATATACAAATGCAAGGGGTCAACAGCTTTTATCATGACCTCACCCTTACCATAATCAGCGGTGGGATCGTGATAAACCATTAGGCATCCCATCCCCTTTACATAATAATCATCAATTGCTTCCTTTAGTTCGTTGTTTCCTGTTGAATGATCCCATATCCAGCTCATCAAATCAGACATTAAAGCACCTGTTTTAACGTCACTTCCCTCTCTTCCCGTTGATTGGAACCTGGGAGCATTCGCGGTTAGCATGGCTTTCGCCTGCTCAACCGCTGGATACACTACATTAACGACTAAAGGCTCTTGCGCCCTAGATCTAAGTGCATCAATCTGTGCCTTTGTCCACTGTAGTCCGTTTCTAAATTCGTTATCTTCGGTAGCGGTTCTAGCCCATTTTGAACGAACAGAAGAATACTCCCGCAGGAGCTCTTCTGACGTTTTTACCTCTGGATTCTTACTTGGCATGGTATTATGGTATATTACCTAAAGGCAAATTTAGGCATAAAGTTTCATGAAATCATCCAGTCGGCAGTTCTTTTTCTATAACTTGTAGGGGAGTGATGGTCTTTTTGTGCAATTTTGCCGTGATGAGGTATGTAATTATTCTTCGTAGCGTAGTATAAGCCATCTAAAAGGTCATCATGCTTCCCTCTGGGGAACATAAGTAGCTCATCTTCCAGTTCTGACATGTTATCCAGAAGATATATCTTTTTCTGTGCAAACCACGGCTGCATAGTCTCCAATCTTAGGGATTTGCTGGTTCTGGGACTCTCCTTTATCTCAAGACCTGGAATGAATAATCCCTCTTCTTCAGCCTTTGCACGTAAGTATTCCCTGAGCATTTCCTGATAGCCAACAGACTCTATTCTTGTCTTTGCTGGCTTATACTTTTTAAAGTATTCTATGATACTATCTGCCAATGCCATAGGTGTTGACCGCTTCCTAAAGTAGGGAAGAACGTACTTATTGTTCTTAGAATCCACAGCTACAGACACAATCGTGGAATAATCAGCATATTTCTTTACAGAGCTTGCTGGATCAACCCCCATAAAGATATTTACTGGTTCATATCGTCCTGACTCGAATTCCATATGCGGTTCATCATCTACCCACTTTAACTCGCCCTTATAGTGCTGGATATAAGCTTCTTTGAACATTTGATCCTCATCACCGATAATCTCACACTGATATTCCCGATAAAACGAGGATACTCTACCAATTGAGTCCAGAGATTTCTTTTCAGCTAATAATTTCTCTTCTGACCACATCTCAGGCCAGAGGGCAGTTCCATCATCCTGTAAAGCTTTATACCTACTTGCATCCCATCCATCTGTAGCCATGAGGGTTTCCACCATGCATCTCTGGTGCTGGGGAGTTCCTATAACAGCTAATCGTCCTTTCTGTGCATCCAGGGCAGGAACTAACGATTGTAGCAGCCATCTGAGATTAAATTCCATAGCCTCGGATGTTTTAGTATTGTTCATATCCTCGGGATCGTCCAGAACGACTACAGTAGGGCGTTGGTTCCCATGTTTCAATCCAACTACCTGCTGTCCTGTACCACGACACATAATCATAGTATCATCTTTCAATACTATTTCAGTCCTAGACCAGTTTCTTGCTGAATGCTGTCCCCAGTAGCCATAAATACCACGTAGCTCCATACTGTACTCAAGGGCGTTTTTTATGGTTTGGAGTAGTCTGACAGCATGGCCTTCTGTTTTGGAGGACAATACAACGAACTTTGAGCCAGCTTCAGTAAGAATATGCCATAATGGGAACACACATGCAACAAGGGATGACTTAGCATGACCCCTTGGTGCGATAACACTTAGCTTATTTATTTTCCTATTCTCTAGTTTCTCAGCAATTTCGTAGTGAAACCTGGGAGATACCGAAGAAAACATGGATGGAAGGCATATCTTACCGAATAAGATTAAATCCTTAGATAATTTCTCTTTAACGGAATTTAGGCGTAAATCCTTTTGCATACCTCGTAAGCTCCGATTTTGTCATATCCTTAGCACATTTGGGCATATTGTCTACTTTGGTAGATTCTAGTGGGCCTGTAACCAATCCACAGTGAAGGTTCCCTTTATTCATTGCCGCATGTGCACATTTCTTGAGATCAACCTTAGGACACCTCGCGAACACTATCTTCTACTTCTTTTGTATCTATAAGCTTGCATTCGATCCTTCTGATGAGATCTTGCAGATACCATAGGGCTTTTTTCAGATCCTCCACATATTCTCCCTTATATGGGGCTCTCACAACATATTTGATGATATTGCCCCTAAACCAGTCCATCTTCCATGAAGATACGAAATCTGTTACCTCGATCCCCTGGTTATAGTGATCTGGGTGGTTTATCCCATCATCTTTCCTATCTTCAAACTGGAACTTCGTCATGAGGTACATCTGTGCTTTCTGTTTTCCTACTAGCTACAAGTTTCTTTTCCTCTGTCTCTATCTGATCTATGATCTGGTTGGTCATATCAATTTGTAGCGTATCCGTAGTAATCTTCTTATTCGGACGCATCTCCAGCAGATCTATGAAATTCTCAGCTGCACGAAGGATATTAGAGACATCCTGCTTCTCCCTGGCTATCTCAATAGCATTAAGCATGGTATCCAGTACAAACCCTTTGTCTATACCCTTGGAGATAAGTACCTCTTTGAGCTTTTCTTCTATCATATTCCTAATTACCTCTTGTTTGAACAATCTTCTAACGGTAGCTGGGGGATTCTTCTGATCTGGCCTGTATATCTTCCCTATCTGTTCCCAATCGGGCTTTTGCCCGTTTACCACCTGCGTAACATATGAGGAAACAGCGTTCTTTGTGCGGCTTTTCTTAGCTTCACGCTCTTGCCATGGCTTTGGCTTGACCATTGAATAGATATTAGCCTCTTTATTCGGTTCATATAGTAAAGTAGAGGTATTTGTGACCCATTGCACACCACATGTGAGCTTGACAAGGGTCTTTACCCGACCTTTAGCGTCTGTATACTCTTTTCTGGAGACACATTCGGCTACATACCCGTCATCTGTCTTTGCCCAGTCCCCATTATCGGCCTGTTTCCAGTATATAGCTTCAAATGGAGCTTCCTCAACGGTATATACGAGATACTCCCTTACTTTTCCACCCATTCTCCTTGAAATCTTATCCATGAGAGTGTGGATTAATAAGATATCTTAAGTAGTACACTAACAGTTTACTATATACAATACTAGGTAATGTACTACTAGTCCTTCTCTTGGCTAATTAGCACTCTTCTCTGTCTAATGATCTCTGTAATTATCTCTTTCTCAGCCTCGTAGGCTTCGTAATCCATTAAGTAAGTATCCAGGGCCTCTAAGACTTCTCCCTCAGGCATAGCTTCCTCCCATTGCCCTGTAAGCACATTAAAGACCTCATATATCATTTTTTCACCCATTCTTGCTAGGTAACTTACATTACTATACATATATCTACCAATATGAGAGTGATGAAGTTCCAAAAATAGAGTTACACACCGTGTGTGAGGTATATTGGAAACCGTACCCCCCTCAAGTTAGGTTTCCAGTTATCAGTTACGTTAGAATCTAGGATGAAGTCTGAGAACCCCTTTATGAGTTACTTCGGTTAGTAGCTCACTTTAACTAAGAAAGGAGAACGTCATGACGTTATTCAATCGTACACCTGGTGCCATCACTCTTAACCACGCCAATGCCAAGCCCGTAGCCCGTAAGGTTCTACGTAAGGCTGGCAAGGCAACTACCAAGACCTTCGAGGTCACGGGTAGGGTCATAGGTGGCGTGCCCGCCATCGTCAGTGGTTGTGCCTCGGTCATCCGTAAGGTTGCCAAGGGATAATCCCTACGTTAGAAGAGAGTACCTTCGGGTATTCTCTTCTAACTGTTACGGTTGAAAATATAGACTCC